TTGTATGCGGTAATCCCTGTTACCATTGTTAGTTTCCAATTCATAGTATACAGGTAAATCCACGATCCTACAAACTTGGGGGTCATTACATATTGTCTTCCATGTCATCCGCGTACTCTCCATCTGTCTTCTGTGTAGTCTCATCTCGGCCAGAATAGTAATATTCTTTCGTAGCAACCCACTGACCTTTCTGGTTCTTCTCCCATAAAAGATATACTGTAGCATTCTGTGTACCATAATCGACACTGACGTATTTACTGCCGATTGTTGATTGTTTTTCTGATGTGACATGCTTTTCTACATCAAACATGTCATAGATGATTCCCTCAGCTACGGCCCACAGACCTAAGATATATCGTTTGTAAAACACCCCGGTATACATTGCCCGGTATCGTGCTTTAATTCGCTCAGATAGGCTCAGATTGTCATCCATCGTGAAATGCAGATAAACAAGTTTCTTTTCATCTGCACGATCGATCCAATTGGTTTTAAACCAGTGGTACGGCCCATCTGGGTTACAGTTAAACCAATACTTAGATCCATCCACAGAACAACGTCCTGTTGCCTGGTTAACAAAAGATTCAGGCATCAATGCCACTTCATCGAAAAAGACTCCTGCAAGTGTGATACCCTGTATCAAGTCCTGTGATCGCTCATCCTTGCCGCCAAAGATATAGAAGTAGTTCTCTTTGCCACCTCTCCGAATAACAACTAAGTTATCAGCTCTGTGATCTTCGACATGATACCCTCGACTCTTAAGCATGAGCTTTAACCAGAAAAGTACGTTTCTCCGGAAAGAACCAATTGTCTTACCGCACATACCGAAATTCTGGCCGTTGAATGTTTCCATTGCCCACATTGCAAAGGATAAACACATAGAAACAGTTTTTCCCGATCGGATAGCTCCATCTGCTATGATTCCATCCTGATCATGTACGGGTGAATTTGGTAGCCACCATGTAAGTATCTTCTTCTGCTTCCTACTAAACGGACGAAACTTAAAGACAGCTTTCTTTATTCTTCTTCCCATACATCCGCCACCTCACCTTTTAAGGCTTCGATGAATCCATCGTCTTCTGTCTCTTCTTCAGATGTTCCGGACATGATCGCTGTCTTAGCTCTAATCTGCTCAATCTTAGCTTTCTGTTCAGCTGTAGCAATATCCATGTGATCTGCTAACCAGTCGATTGCTTTCATGCGATCTGCAAGTTTTACGCTCACACCATCACGGCCCTGCTTCACTTCTGTGATCAATGTCCCGTCAACTTGATCTGATTCTTTTAATCGGACACTGTTGATCATTCTTGGACCATAATCAGTTTCAATCTCTTCTTGTCCAAACGACATATAATCGTTCATGTCTGCAAACGCAATGTCCATGTATTTCTGAAAGATATCTTCCTGTTTAAGCATTTCTCTGTTCATGTGATTCTGCTTTAACTGCTCAATTGTTTCTCTGATCAGCTGATTCTTCATAAGCCTGCTGCCTAATACTGCAGCAGACGCATAAGTGCATCCTGGATAAGCTTTCATATATGCTTTCGTGTAGTTAAACATCCTCGATTGATACAAACAAAAAAGCTGTTGCTGATCGGTAAGTCCATCGTTGATCACGACCTGACTTACATCCTCTGCAACGGCTTCTTTTTTGTGTGCACCCTTTTTATTTTGTGTGTACCCCTTTTGTGTACTTTTCGTCTTTTTATTCCTCGACCACGCGTATCGTTTCTTCCACGATTTCACAGTATTAATCGAGACTCCATACTTGGCAGCAATGTCTTTATACTTCATTCCGGCCACATAATCGGATTCTGCCAATATGTAGTTTTTTTCTTCGTTCACACATTACCACCTTCTTTCTTGTTTCTTAAATGGACCTCCAGGGACTCGAACCCTGGACCGATCGGTTATGAGCCGATTGCTCTGACCAACTGAGCTAGAGGTCCATAATTAAATCATCATCTTTTTCAGATACCATCTTTTCTGTTCTTTCTCTAATCGTATCTGTTCTTCTAATAGCTGTATCTCATCATTAACCATCCTCATATTATTAACTACATATCTCTGCACATCCTCGTTGTCATGCCAATAAATTTGGAAGTGTTTTAATGTCCCAAATTGTAAATTGATTGTTGTCCTGTATCGTCTTAAGAAATTTGGAAAGCACCTCTCAATTGCAATAAACATATAATCAGTATTGATTTTATCTTTTGGTTCAAACACTGCATATCTTTGATCTATCAATCCTTTATCCTTAATTTGTCCAACACTTTCATCTACCGCACTCAGCTTTATAAAGCAAGTACCTGCTTTATACTCTTTCCCAGATACTGCACGTTCTACATTACATATGTCATAAATATTTATTTTTCTTGTATTTAAATTCATAACAATCCCTCAAATGATAACTGTCCAATTACTTCTTTTGCTGGTTTCTTTGGTTTTAATATGTTTTTATGCATCTCTACAACTTTCATATCTTCCTTACTTCCTGTCAAATCATTCAACATGCTATACAGATCGGCTTTTATTTTTGTTTCTTCTTCATCTATTTGTTTCAGATTTTTCAAAATCTGTCTAACATCCGGAAGTGGTTCTTCTTCAAATGAGTCTACATATCTTGGAATATTTAGGTTAAAATCATTCTCTTCAATTTCTTTATAGCTTGCAATGTATGAATATTTTTCAACCTCTTTCCTGTTTAAAAATGTATTCACTACTTTTTCGATATGTTTTTCTTCCATATCGTTTTGTGCTGCTTTCTTTATAAATTCTTTTGATGCGTCTATAAAAAGCACATCTTTTGAATTATGTTCAATCACTAGCAAAAAAACTGGAATCGAAGTATTCAAGAACAATTTATCAGGAACTCCGATCACTGCGCTGATCATATGGTTTTCAATTAACCATCTTCTTATCTTTCCTTCTTGTGCTCCTCTAAATAATATCCCGTGCGGCAGCACTGCAATCTGTCTTCCGTCTTCCTTCAGGTGTTGCACACCTCTTAATATGAACCCAAAATCTGCTTTACTTTTCGGGATCTTCCATCCGTATATTTCATAATCATCTGTATCTGGAAACTTCATTGAATACGGCGGATTCATAATGACATTTTGATATTGATCCGGATTCTTCTGTGATGTTTGCCTCGGTATCGATATTTCTTCCTGTTTTTCAAGCGTATAACTTTCAAACACTTCTGATCTCAGGCAATCAGCCCGGCTAATCGTTCCCATCATTCCATTCACGCATGCATCCAATAATGCAAAAGGAATTGTTCTTTCTGAATACTCATATTCATTGATTTTTATTCCTCTTGTCTTATTCGCCCACTTGCTCAATGCTCCTGTGCCTGAACACATGTCAATGTTGTCTCCTTCTTTCATAATTTCGGCTATAATCTGACAGATACAATCTGGTGTAAAATCCTGTTTAAGGTTTTTTCTGTCTCCTTGTTCTTCCTGGAAGATATCTCGAATCTCTGTATATCCTTCGTTTTTTACTTCTGTTATCTTGTTTGCTGCCTGATCAGATAACAGATATTCTAATATTTTATCTGGCAGTTTATAACTTTCTTTTACTCCGAATATTTCTAAAAGGCTTTTTCTATCTTCCATCATATTATCTCCGATCAGCAAAAAAATTCTAAAATTAAACATAAAAAAGACCCGGGGTCCGAAGATCACCCGAGTTCATTCAATAAATTACACGAAGAAGAGGATATCTTATGAAGTATCTCTCTAGCCTATATATTAGACCATTTTTTGCGAACGTGACCGAACATTTTCTAATTTTCTTGAAAAAATCTTGTATTTCTCATTCTACAGCTATCTTCTGTATAAGCTACTCTCCTCTTTGGATGTAACTGATTCATCCTATGTGCCACCTGTAGCCACGTCATGCCATCAATGTAGTAGAACCTGAACATCATTCTAAGTTCGCTCTTCTCAATGCTATTTATGTATTCTTCTGCCTGGTTCATAAGTTCCAGAAGTTCATTCTCTTTCTCAATCAGCATCGCTTTTCGTTTATTAAGCAGCAGCTTCTTTCGTCTTAACTCTGGTACCGGCATACCTTCCACTACAAAGTGCTGTATTCCACCCATGCCACCGCTTACTGTGTCTTTTACAGTTCCTTCTTCCTCAATCCTGCTGATCTGCTTTTCTGTTTGCAAGATTCGTTTTCTTATATCTTTTACTTCTTCAATCATGTCTGCGTATTGGATCAGTACGTTCTTGTCCACGTTCTCCCCTCCTGTTACGATTTATTATCTGCTGCCTTATCCGATCTGTCATCTCCTGATACTCTTGTTTGTAATGCACCCGATCGGCACAAATGCCCATGCAGATTATCTCTGCACAGGCTTTGCATGGATCCATCATATTCTACGTCCACCTTTTCGTTTTAACTGATGTTTTCTTATGATCTTTTGTCGTATTTCAGAATAGTACGGATGTGATTCTTTTTCTTTTCTTCTTAGTTCCTGCTCGTTTACCTTCCAGGATAAATACTTCTCGCATCCTGTTTGGCAAGCAACTCTTTTTGCTCCATGTGCCCGATCTTTACAGATCAAGCACGGACAATCTTTGTATGCCATTATGTATCACTCCTTATAATTTTTCAGTGGGCATAAAACGCATGCTCCTGCACTTGTTTTGTCAAAATGTGGTGTCATTTTTGCATACACGCAATAACCGTCGCACATCTCTTGTTTTACTTTTTTCAAGTCGTCGTTTACTGTTATTACTCCTGTCAGCTTGTCAGTAATTGATGGTCCAAACAGTTTGTTATACAATTTATCAATCTCTGTATCATCTAAAGTTTCAAGAAGTTCGCCAGCACTATCACTACATTCTTGATAAATTCTACATCCTTCTTGATTGCATTTATGACTGCTGCAATACTTATTCAATCTCCATATCTTCTGCTCCCGTGTCATAACTCATCCCTCTCTTTTGCTGCGGCACAGAGTGACATTACTGCCACTCCTGCTACTGCTCCGATAACTAATCCACTTAAAAATCCAATGATCATAGATTAACCCTCCATTATATTTTCAAACCTGTATTTTTGCTTTGCATCAGGATATTTTTCGTGATCTACTTCACTCATAAACATTTCTAATGGTCTTGCATAGATTCTTTGCATTTCTTTTGTAGCAGCATATACTACAAGCAATTCATTTGTCTCTGTATGGCGAGCAACATTAAGGACAACATATAAGTTCCCTTTAAAGTGTTTGTACACTTCGTAAGGTTTCGGCATGTGTCTTCCATTTAACATTTTTGCCACTACCTCTATTTTTTCTCTTGTATTTTCCATATTCTCTGGTCTCCTTTCTCGCATACTGTTAGTCGCTCCACATATTTAATAAGCCGTCAATGTCTCTTTCTAATTCGTAATAATCATCTTCGATTTTGCTTCTTAAAATTTCATATAAAGCATTTATACTTGTTAAACACAACATATTTTCTTGATATATTACATAATTTGGTGTTATTCCATCATCTTTGTACAGACAATCAAATGCGATAACGTATATTTCATCTACCTCATTTATATCTATACATTCTTTTGATTCCTCTTTGTCTCTATATACTTTTCTAAAAATCTTTTCATAAAATCTTACTAAGATTGCTACTACCTCTTCGTCGTTTATACAATTATCGCTGATTCTTTCTGGATGGCTCATAATTGTATAAATAGCTGCCTTTTTGCATGCGTCCTTGAATTGTGCCTTTGTAATCATATTCTCTTCTCCTTCCAGCTGATACATCAACTGTTGTATTGTTCTATTAGTTGATGTATTAGTTGATATATTAGTTGTTCCTTAACTTTCTTTAACAATTGCTGATCTTGATGACTCTCTGCCCTCTGTCATACTGATTAAGTATCTGTTCTAATACGTTTTCAGCTTCTTCTCTTGTCTTGCATCTCTTAACAGTTTCAGATGTTTGTTCTGTCATCTCACATTCGACACTGTACTCCTTTTCTCCTATCTTGTATTGATGTTCACAAATCCATATACTTCTGACATATTGCATATTTACAATCGTTTTATCTTCGACTTGTATTAACATAGATCTCCATTATCTCCTTTCCTTTTCACACCAGACACATCCCTTATCGCACTTGATCCGAACCTTTAACTTCTGTTGCTTGTCCGGACATAATCTCATCTCTCTGATTGGCTTATTGGTGATCTCACAGATGTAACCTTCAAATTCTTTCTTGTTTACCATTATTTTCTCCTCCATGCCATCACTACATCGTTCTTTCTAAGATCTAATTTAATGTTGTTTTCTTCTCTGACCTGCTCGATCATATCGATCCATGTCACATTTCCTGTTTCTAAACACTCTGTTTTGTCATTGAATCTTTTTTTGAATCGATCTAATCTCTTAGTTCCGAAATCAAATTCATCTTTCAAGACTATAAGACTCATGATCAACACAGTATCTAAAATCTGTAGTGTTGCATCTCTAAAATCCTGATCAAGTTCTCTTGGATCTATTAGTGTTCGAAGCCCTGCAAGATTTCTCTGTCTTGTTACTCTCTGTAGCTCTTCTAATCCTTTTTCTTTTGCTATTTTGTCACAGAACGCAATTCCTTCATTTCTGCCCTGCATGATATAATCTTGTTTACTCATACTATCTACCTATCTCAGACAGCTTAACTTTCTACCTGAAACAGCATTTATACTGATCACATTTCTATAATTTCTTGCCCGATCATATAAACTGCCGTGATTCTTCTCCTGTGATTTGAAAAATTGTAATACCAAATCTAGTTTGTGAAAAATAAAAATACAAAAAACCTGAAAAATATGTTTACGTTTGCTTGCTTCGTTAATAGTTACTCGAAAAATCTTAATCAGATAGAAAGTTAAGCTGTCTGATCATACTCCTTTACTTATGATATCCGGAACAATTGCCTACATAATGCCACTGCAAACTTTCGTGTTTTGTCTCGCCCCCCCTGTTAACTCAGGGTAGAAACGCTTATACCACTTCATCAATGTCTTATGATCGATGCCTGATGTTCTGCTGATCTCATTTGTGGACATACCATGTTGGATCCATAACTGTACAACACGTCTTTTAAATCCTTTGCTGTAATCTGCCATCAGTTCTCCTTTCTGCCCACTGCCTTAAGCAGCAGGCTCATGGCTTATACATTGGCTTGTTTCTTATGCATGTTAATAGTTACTGTGGTATATAATTCAGTCCATCCGGCTGATCTCTGTCCGCATGTGATCATCTTTTTACGTCCTGTCGCTTAAGATCATCCCGAAACCCACAACTACCACGACTATTACTACGACTTTTTAACAACAATCTTTGGTTGTTGGTTGCTACGGACAGAGATCAACCGGATGCCTTTATTTACTTAGCTTGCAGCAAGTAACTTATTAATAAAATACTGCTGCCCTTTACCAGTGACCTTTGTAGTCTTACTGATTTTTGTTGATCCGTTTGGATTGTTGATTACCGTTTCTTTGATTTCAAACAGATCCATATCCATCGCTTTCTGTGTTGGCATATTCCAGTCTGATCCTTTTCTCTTGATCAGATATCCATTATTTCTCAGCCATTCAAACAGTTTATTCTGCCCTGTCTGAACTCCATTCTGTCTAAGAATCTTGGCCAGTTCTCCGATTAGGATAGATGTGTCACTTGCTGTTACTGCATCTGCAAAAATTTCTTTTGGTTTCATTCTTTCATTGTCTTCAATTAAAATTACATTATCAGATTTTAATTTATCAATTGTCTTATCTGCCATCTTCAAAGCTCTTGCAAATACTTGCTCTGGACTATTCCAAGCTCTTTCAAGATTAATAAGATAATCCCTAACTTCTTTTCCTTTTTCTGTCCTAGACATCATAGCCAAATGTTTTGCCATTATCATTGTTATTTGATAATCTTCTAGTTCCCTAACAGCTCCATTATTAACAACTGTATTTGATGTACATTTGTTATAATCCTCACCTTCAACAAATAGTCTCTTATTATTTTCAAACCATCTGCTAAATCTGGATTGAATGTTCAATGCTTTATGCAAATCTCTTGCTGAAACTGTTGGTTCTTCTGTTTCATAGTTAACAGGAATCAAATTATCCATACGTTATGTCACCTCCTAATTGTTTCTTTAATAACTGTCTTTCCAGATTCTCATAATCACGATCTGCTACTTCTCTTTGGGTAAAATTGTGTATAGTTTCTTCTTTCTTTGGCTTCGGTGTTGATTTCTTCCGTTTCTTTGATGTAGGGAAGAAGCTCTTATAACCTCCACCAAATGCTTTTCTTACAATACCCAACTTATCAGAATCGTTCTCAGCCAGAGAATCAAGTTCTTCTTTCAAGGCATTGATCTGTTCTGCAGATAATGTTGGTCCAGTATGATTCCTCATATCAAGGTAAAGACAGAACTCTCTGTTCAGATCTGGATTGCTATAATATATATTTTTATTTACTTTACTTTCCTTTTGTCGTTTTTCTGTTGCAGAAATATCTTTTTCTGTTGCAGAAATGCTTGTTTCTGTTACGGAAATGCTATTTTGTGGTGCATTTAATAAAGGTTGACCGTTTTCATCAATCAACCAGTATTTACTTCTATCGACTTTGTTCCTAACAGTCACTTCTTTATAGCGTCGCTGAACTCCAACAGAGGTAATAACATTTTGATTCAGGAGGTCTTGATCGAAAAGACCTATCTCCGCACAATAATGAATTACTTGTAACACAAAGTCCTTTTTCTTTACCCAGCGGTTACCAATGGTTTTGATTATTTTTACCGCTAACTGCTCCATTTTAGGCACTTCCAGGTAATATCCTTCATGATAAATCATGCATAGAACAACATCATAGATGGTCTGCCCTAATGGACCATACTCGTTCATCAGATCCATGATGTTAAAATCGTCGTAATAATCGACATCTTTAGGAAAGTAATCTAGTCCTGTTTTGGGTTTACGGCCCATTAGAACACCGCCTTTCCTCTATAATATTTCTTCTATCTCTACTTCAACTCGTGGGTTCTCTGCATAATGCTTTTCCATATGCAGCGTTACAACCTGCGTATCATCCCTGTATGCTAATTTATTCAACGCATCCAGAATGCTTTTTGCAATGTTATCAATGTCTGGTTTCTTCGTTGGAAACATAAGGTCTTCCAACATCTGTTGTTTCTTTTTCTTGCTTGTACTCTTAACGATCGGATAATAAGCTATGATCGTTACTTTTAAGGGCTGTCCGTCATTAAAAATGATGTTGTTTGATTCCTGCCTGTAACAGCACTTGATCAGATTCTCATACAACATAGTACCTTCTGGCGTATATGAGAAAGTTCCACCTTTTTTACTACGGACAGTTCTTGCCCTGGCTTTTCCTTTCGGTTCACCAGGGACTGTAAATCTAACTGTCTCCATAACTGTTACCCGATGATCGTGATCACTTTTAACAGTTCTTCCGGTAAATTCTCTGTTAAATATTTCTTGATAGCATCTACAGCTTCATACTTCCAGAGACCACCATCAGCTTCTACCAATTTAAACATTGGCTGCCCATCAGAACCTTCTCTGATTCGAAAGATAAACTTGCTTTCTGGCTGTTCTACTTCCAGGAAGGTACGATATGGGCGAAGTGTTACTGGATTTGGTACGATCACATCTTCTTTTCCTGCAATACCTTTTGTGATCGTAGCTTTCTGGCTGACTCCATCATCTCCATAGTTGGCCACTGTTTTATTTTCTACGTTTCCAGCAACTGAAAGAATCAGTTCTGTTTCATCACTCTGTTTAAAGGCAGTCTGCATATTAATTACAAACGCTTCCTGATCATAGTAATGATCGAAATCAAAACCATTTGGATTTGTACCTACGCGGAATAATTCTTCTCGATTTCTTTCATTTGTAAGACCAGATAGTAATCTTACTTTTGTTGGAGATTCTACATGAATGATCATAGATTCTCTTAACTCTTCACTCTTTCCACTGATATAATCGATCAGAGAATTAAGACTTGTAGCTGTCAATGGTTCTGCAAACTCTTCTCTGTCATATCGTGACATAGATTTATCGCAATAAGTCTTTCCTGCGATTTTTACAACGTGTGGCTCTCTTGCACTGTCTGTCAATTCTTCGATCTTTTCGATTGCTTCTCTTAAAAATGTATTATCCATTGTTATGTATCCTCCTGTTTTATGCCTGTTTTGCTTTTCTTAAATCAATCACTTTGTTGCTTGGTTCGTAGATCTCTCCAGTATCCGGATCAAAAGCTTTCGGTGTTTCATCTTCTTCCTGGTCGATCACATCATCAACATTCATCTGACCAGGAATCTGGTTAAAGATTTCAACCGCTTCAACCTCTCCGGTGCGAAGATCTCTGCCCATACTCAGTGCTGTTGTAGCTCCAAGTTCTGGTGCAAGACTTAACTTTGTTTCTACCGTAGTTGCCACAAAGTTTCTTTCATCGTTTGGCCGGAAACTGATTGATACATTGATCTTTCTGACCTTCTGCGCATCAGTGTTCGGATCCTGAACATTTTCAGTGATCTTTTCTAATGCCTTATTAAGCTGTACTGAAAGTTTCCCTCCTGCAAACTGTTCTAAGTTAATATGTTTCATCGTGTTGCTCCTTTCTTTTATTTAAAGAACTGCTGTGGTTCTTCTTTTGTTGTTTCTTCCTGTAGTTCCTGTTTTTCTGGTTCAGGTGTTTCCTCTGCCGTTTCCTGCAGATCCTGATCTGCTACAATATTTTCTTCTGAAACTGTATCTACATAATCTTTTGTTCCATCTTCATGGATCACCGCCATATCAGATTCCATTGCATTCTGCATATCAATGCTCATGATTCCCCATTTACTGATCAGCTGGCGAAGCATTGTCTTATAAGCCATTCCATCAAAATCTTTCTCCCAGAATGTATATCCTTTTTTTGCTGCATACCCTTTGGAATACTTTAATGCATGTGCTTCCATTTTCTTTTTGGACCAGTACATAGCTTTTCGGAAACCGTTTGTATATTCAAACATTGCATAGTATCCGATTGTCTTTGCTTCTTCCCTTGCTTCTTCATCATCGATCAGATTTACCTCGATTTCTTCATTCAGTGGATCAAATCGAACCAGTTCCCCTTCCTTGATTGCCAAAACGTTTAGTTTTTTATACTGTCCTGAACGGATTGCTAACTGAATGTATCCTTTATAACCAAGCTGAAACTGTGCTTCTTTGCATCCCTTTTTGTTATTTTTGAATGGGACCATATAATACTGTCCAAGCTGTGGTGATGGAGAAAGTTTTAAAGACTCTCCAAGTAATGCAGCACTTAAAATTGATTGGTTTGTACACTCCTGTAAATCTGAATTAACCTGTACTGCAGATACAATAGAGGCAATAAAACGATCTCCGTTTTTGCCACCCACTACATTATTGATCTGACGTTTCACAGCATCATTTGTAAGATATGCCGTTAATCCTGTTTTCTGTTGTCTGTTTGCTAAACTGTTTCCAACTGCCATTTTATAATTCCTCCTCTGGATCTATGATTTTAAATTCTTCACATACTTTTTGTACTAGACTGAGTCTTGCGTTAACTTCTTTAAAGTTATGTTCTTTTACAGTACATCGGAATGTGATCGTTGATATTTTTTCTCCTGTATTCACTGGCTTCTGTGCTTTTACTGGCTTTTCTGTGCTTTTACATGCAAATACTACCTTCTTTGCTTCTTCTTGTGATCGTTGTTTTCTTTGTTCCTCTTCCTCTTTTAGTTGTTCTTCATATATTGCTTTCTGCTTTGCTGTCTCTTCTAATTTTTGTTTTTTATTAATCGCTGCAGTGAGATCAAAGTTCTTTAGATACTCTTCTTTCATCTCATAAGCAAAGGAACTCGTGTCTGCATTGATCACAAATAAATCATTGTCAACCTTGTCACGAATTTCTGTGATTTCCTTTGTGATCGATTTAAACGTTGTTGATACATTCAGCCAGGATTCTTTAAAAATTTTGTCAAACGTTACTACATCAGCAAGTCCACCGATTGTTTTTGCATAGATTTCTTTGACCTTTTCAAGTTTTTCCTGTCTTGTTGCTTCTTCATATCCTTTGATCTGCGTATCAATATTTGCAATCGCTTTATTAACAATACCAACCAGTTCTTTCTCTTGTTTCTCGAATGCTGAATATGGTTCTGTAATCTGTTTTTTAATTTCTTTTCGCTTGCTCTCTAAAGCTTCCACAAATTTATTAAGATTTGCACGATCTTTTTTGGCATCTTTTACCTGATCTGCTGTATAAACCAGATTCATGTAATCATTCGCTTTTCCCTGGATCTCTGTTTTTAACTCTTCATAGTTCCAGTCAATCTCTTTCAGGAATCCTTCTTCCTGCGGATTGTATATCTTAAATTCCATGTATTTCTCCTTTATTGATTTCTGTTATAAGTGCGCCTTTTTAATCACTTCTTCACGAGTCATATTTAAGATGACTTCAATATGTTCAACAGTCAGGTTATTGCCTTTTAAAATCTCCACAATTTTATTTACAATAGCCTGATTTTCTTTTTTCTTTTCCTGAACCTCTTTCATATATTCATCGTATCGATTCATGACAATTTCTCCTTTTTATATTTCCGGAAGAATCAAGTTCGGCTGCTGCCTTTTTACGACATTCTGCCAGAACTCTTCTTCCGCTTGTCTTAATATCTCGATGTCTTCTTCTGCCTCTGATTGCTCAATGTGATAATCTTTTGTCTCTAATCTGATCTGACTCTGCCACACTGATTTCAGCTGTGCCCTTAGCTCCACAAACTCATATTCGGTAACTAGCAGGTAATGTAGCACCTGTATGTAATAGTTATCTGGAATCTGATCTCTCCATTTTTCACGCTGCATACTTTGTAGGATGTTAGTTGTCTTGATTTCTAAGATTCCTTTGCGACCATCCTGATCGGTTAGTTCTCCATCCAAAGATGCATGTGCCCATTGATATTTTTCGTTTCGGATCATGTTGTCTCCGAAGTATTCGACCTTGTATTCTTGATGATCAAGTGCAAACAGTGATCGAAGTAATGGCTCCGCATCATGTCCATACTTCACATAATCCTTATCTGAAATATCAGGAGCCGTTCGCTGTCCTGTCTTTTCTAAATACAGTTCTGTATTAGTTTTATATGGATTGAGTCCTAATACTGCAGATGCATCAGAACCACCGATTCCATGTCTGGCATTTAGCCAGGAATCAAAGGAATCGAACTGGATCCGTTTGATTCCTTTGCTGATTTCGATTGTTTGCATAGTCCGTCTTCCTTCTTAAGCTTTTGCTCTCACTACTAACGTCTTATATTTCATTCGTAAAGTGTCTCTTGCAAGTTCTGCAGTTTCTTTTTCTTTATCATCCAGATTCTTTTCTAAAGTGTCTGCAATAAATCTAAGAACGCCCACTGTAAGATCACTTGCAATTTCTGGAACCGGATTTACGCAATCACTAATTTCGAACAAAATGGTTTCCAACACTTTTTCTAGTTCATCAGCTGCCTTGTCTGTGCATCCTGCTGTATCTAAAACATGACCTCTTACGATTCCTTCTGTTACTTTCTTCGTTGTTTCACTCTTCATTGTCGCTTCCTCTTCTTTCTTCTAATAATCCCATCAATTTTTCTTTAAGATACCCTGCTTCGATCATACAGTTCGGATTGTCGAGAAACAGCATTGTACTGTAATCAGGTCGCTGTTCTGCACTAAATCCATTTTCCCAGATCTTAACGCTTAGCACTGCGGTGGCTCCATGATATTCAACGTATACGCACGGAACACCTGGCTCTCGCCAATCTATCCAGTCTATAGTTCCATCTGTCATTTCTTGCAGCTGCAGAGATAGATCAAAGATCTCAGTTGCTATTTTTCTGATTTCACTTTTCTGACGATCTGTGTTATACTGATCTTGCTTGTTTAGCAATGTGCCTAATGGAGTTGCCGCTCCGTGGGCACTTTTTTCTTTCTTATTTATCAAATTTCTTCACTCCTTCCTCAAATACTACTGCTGTGATCAAACATACCGCAGCTAACTCTTTAAAGATTCCCATTGCGATCAGCACTGCTGCTGTGCAGATCATCGCTTTTGTTTCTGTGTGCATCTTTATGCTCCTTTCTCATACGCTTATCATTTCAGTCACAAAAAACTTTTTTGCATTTATGAAATATCTATGCGTATTTTCACTTGTCCGGATTGCATATCCCCATGGAAAAGTTCCTTGAATCAGTCCTTTTTCGATTGTTGAAACACCCATTCCCATCAAATACGCAACTTCTTTCGGGGTTAATGTCTCTATTCTCTTTTTAGGAATTACTATCTCTTCAAAGTAATTCTCTGGAAGATCAAATGCTTCTGCAATCTCATTTCTTCTTGCTTTTGTCGGTTCTGAATCTCCAGACATCCATTTGCTAACGGTTGACCTACTCACACCGCAGATCCTGGACAACTCTACTTGGTTGATATTTTGATCTACCATTACTTTTTTAAGCCTGTCCTTGAACACTTTCATCACCTACCTTTCTTCAGATGGCTTAATTCCCTGCCCGACGATTGAGTGCTATTTTTAATTAACCAATTTAGGTAGGATTTCAGGATTCTGTGCATCGGGCAGGGAATTAAGCCATCTGCTATTATTCTGTTGTCTTTCTTTCATATATCTCCTATACTTAATTCACAGGACACTGCCATGTCCGAGTCTTAAGAGAGGAGTATTCTTAATGGAAAATTTGTTATTTAAACTTACCGAATATCAATATGAAATTCTAACGGCAATATTAGAATGTCCTGGGCAAAATCCTGGTGATTTCTTTTTCGATTTTCCGTCTATTGATGGATATGTAGAAATGTTTTTAAATGCAAATCTCGTATCCATAAACGAATCTGATGAAGTTTCTATCACTGAATTAGGCCGCGCTCATTTGGCTGAATTTGAGCTTCAACGAAAAATAGAAAAGGAACGAGAAGCAAAATATCAACAGCAAATAGATGCCATTACATCTATTGCAGAGACCGCCAAACAAAATGCATTATCTGCAGAGGCGGATTCAAAACTCTCTAAAACTATTTCTATTCTTTCTTTGATTGTTGCAACAGCCTCTGTCATGGTAGATATTTTTTTAAAATGATTCCACCAATGCCTAAAATAATTACAGCTATTCCCTGCAATATAACAGCTATTTGCAGGGATGATATTTTTTGTTCCTGGCAACGCTGTTTTTCTTTTTGCTTAGAAATCGCAGAATAGATCGCCCATCTCATTTCTTTACCTGTTACTCCATGCAGAATAGTTTTTAACTCTTCTGATTCTTCTAGCTGTTTTTCTTTTAACTGCTTATCTAGATTACTTTGGATTTCCTCTGCTAATTTTTCATCGGGCTGTATATCTTTCAATACTTTCGTCTTTCTCACCTCCTGGTTATTTAAATCCATTTTAATTGGATTTCTTAGGTAAAAAAATATAGTCAATTGGAATACCATATAATTTACTAAGTTCTCTTCCTTGCGACATTTTCGGTTCAGAAGTCCCTTTTTCCCAGCTAACGATAGTCTGTTTTCCAACATGCATATGTTTTGCGACCTCTTCTTGTGTCATTTCTGCATTAACTCGTGCTGAAGCTAAAGAAATTTGAAATGGTACTGCTTTACCTTCGTTCATCTTTGTCACGTCATCACCGCCTTTCTTTAATTTCTGTATTTATTATAAATCCATTTTAAATGGATGTCAATACTAAAATCAATTTATTTTTGACTTTTAGTTGCAAAAAATCAATTTTTATTGTACTATATTAATAACGAAGTGAGGTGATTTAATGTCAGATGAAAAGCAAAAGAAAATATTCTCTAAAAATCTATCTTTCTATTTAGAGAAATCAGGAAAAAGCCAAAAAGAGGTGGCTAAAGCTATTGGAGTTATTCCACAAACATTTAATACTTGGTGTACGGGACAATCCATTCCTAGAATGGGAAGCGTACAAGCTCTCGCTGATTATTTTGGAATTGGAAAATCTGATTTAATAGAAGAAAAATCCGATCAAGCCATTGAGCTAACTAAGAAAGATGAAAAAGATATCGCAAAACGATTAGAACAAACCCTTGATCAGTTAGAATCCGATCAAGATGGACTGATGTTCTCCGGAGAACCTTTAGATGATGAAACAAGAGAATTATTAAAAGCGAGTCTCCAAAACAGTATAACCATCGCAAAAATAAATGCTAAGCAAAAATTCACACCAAAGAAATACAGAAAATAAAGGAAGTGATTCATTGGATATTCGTAAAAAAACAAACTCACTAAAGAAAAGATATGGTACGGATAATCCTTTTGACATTGCTAAGTATTTAGGGATAAAGGTTATATTTGAACCATTGGGATCCATTAGTGGATACTACAATAAACAGCTTCGTATGAAGCAAATACATATAAATCATGATCTTTCTGATCACGATCAGCTATTTACATGTGCACATGAATTAGGTCATGCAATTATGCATCCTGATGCTAATACTCCATTTTTAAGAAAACGAACTGGACTTCTTGTAAGTAAAATGGAAATCGAAGCAGATAAGTTTGCAACTGAGCTTCTAATTGACGACGAAGTTTTTCTTGAATTTCAAGAATTTACTACCGATCAGATCGCGCATGCACTCGGATATAATGAAGAGTTGATTAAACTAAGATTAAAATAGCGATGACCTACTGCAATAAGCCACCGCTACCTCTAGTGTATAAAATATGTAAACTATACAAATTGATTATAACATATTTTTATATCAGGAGGAAAATTTATGAAAAAAAGATTTATATCATTAGGGATAATATTATCACTAATTTGTATTTTTTTAATTGCTTGTGCATCAAAAAAGGATGATACAGCTGATGATCCATATAAAGATTTCGAGCAAACAGAAAGTTCATATGGGATAAAATATAAAATTCCAAAATCATGGATCGCTGCCGATTCCAACTCAGATGATACATCCCTTTATTATAAGAATGAGCTCGGAGATAATGATGGATTATTGAGTGTAGTTTATCATAAATTCAATGGTAATGTACTGGATTCTAAAAATGTTGAAAAGGTAAAGGATAGTATTAAAAAATCTCAAGATTATAAAGATGATTTAAAAGGCGAATATGCACAAATAAATAGTATTGATGTAGAGAAGTTATATTATAATAAATCTATTGATGGAAAAACTTATAAAAATGAAATGCTCGTATTTCCTGTAAAAAGCGGATATTTTGTAGTTTGTGCAATGAGCTCGCCCGAAAATGATTATTCTTCGGAGTTTGATAAGATCTTTGAATCTATAGAAATCACATCTGCTTATGATACAACTGAAGCAACTACAGAAGAACCAACAACCACAGAGGTTACAACTGAAGCAACTACAGAAAAAACTACAGAGGCTTACGCGCCTACAACGGGAGAAGAAAATGCTCTAAATAAAGCTTTCGACTATCTTGATTATGATGCATTTTCTAAGTCCGGATTAATAAAACAGCTTAAATATGAGGGATTTACAACTAAAGAAGCCAAATATGCTGCAAATAATTGCAACGCTAATTGGAAAGATCAGGCCTACAAAAAAGCAACATCTTATTTAGAAAGTCAATCTTTTTCAAAATCTGGTCTCATAAAACAATTGGAATACGAAGGATTTACCAATAGTCAAGCTAAATACGGAGCAAATAAAGCTTATAAATAACAAAAAACCGCCCAGCTACCAACTGGACGGAATCTCAGAAGTTTATCAACCACTTTGCAGCATATGATATTACTTCTCCCTAGACAAGAGAATTATATCATACATCCTGCAAAAACACAATTTGATAAGGGTGTATTTTTTGTACCCTTTTTTAGGAAAGGAATGATGGTATATGACAAGAAGAAATCCAAACGGATATGGAAGTGTAACTAAATTGAAAGGCAACCGATCACGCCCATACGTTGTAAAAGTTACTACATATGATGAAGACGGACACGGAAGACAGGTCCCAGTGGACTATGCTGCTACTCGTGAAGAAGCAAACATCATTTTGGCCAAGTACAACGACAATCCGTGGAACATTGATCGTAACCGAGTGACGCTTGCAGATTTATATACGAGATGGCTTGAAATAAAAGGTCCCAAACTTGGAACCTCTCGTTTAAGCTCACTCAAATCAGCTTATAAACATTGTCAAAAACTCTACGGAATGAAATACAGACAAATAAAAGCTTATCAAATGCAAGAAACTATAGATAACTGTGAACGCAGTTATGCCACGCAAGCTCATATCAAAGTTCTATGGGGACATTTAGACAGTTTTGCGTTTGAATTAGATATCATAGATAAAATGTATTCACAATTAACGTCTGTAAGTGCCAAGCAGGAAGAGTCAAAACGCGCACCATTTACCGAAAAAGAAGTTGAAGCTCTATGGAAAATATCTGATCAAAAAAATGTTGATATTGTTTTAATCTATATTTATACGGGATTCCGATTAATGGAATTATTAGATATGACATGTGATCAAGTAAACCTAGAAGAACAATACTTTAAAGGTGGAAGTAAATCTGATTCTGGAAAAAACAGAATTGTTCCAATTCATCCTCGTATCATGCCGTTTGTAAAAAAACGGTTAGAGAAAAGTAATGAATATTTTTTAGAAAATGATGAAGGTTCCAAGTTTAAAAAATGGGATTTTTATGAAGAATGGAAGGTTGTTATTGCCTATATAACAAAGAAAAAGAAAACGCCTCATGAGGCAAGGCATACTTTTGAAACATTTTTGGATAATGCAGGCGGTAATAGAAAATGCATTGATATGCTGATGGGACATAAATCTAAAGATATCGGAAACAGAGTTTATAATCATAAAACAGTAAAACAATTAAGAGAGACAATTCTTTTGTTGAAATAATAATTTTATATTCAACAAGTAACAGATTAGTAACAAATAAATGAGAGAATGGCTTAAAATGGACATTCTCTCATGCTACAAAAATATATCCATATAAATAAGAAATAGCATTCCACATTTCCACTGCATGTTTGCAAAGATTTCTATTATTTTCTGTTAAATTTTCTGTAAATCTCTTATATGCATCCAAATGAAATTTTGTGTAATATATCACAGCATATAACTTGCCATCATCGTCTTTCGCCTCACAACCTGCCCGAGCATAAGGATTAACTTTCTCTCCATAACTGTATTTATTCGTTTCGAACCCAGGACTTACGCTTCCATAACATACAATCTTCCCATCAGAATCAGTTTCTAAATATAAATAATCACTATAATCTTTTCCGTAAAATGTATAAGCATATCCATCCCAATATGATGGTGTCGTTAATTTTGGTTCACCAAACATTTTCTTAACATCATCAATTTTCATATTTTTTGTTACCGTTTTCCCACCTACTGTGATCAATTTTCCATCAACAGATGCTTCCGCTTTTACTGGAATTGAAATTGTTGGAATACTTGATATGATCACTAGTGCTATTGCAATCATATTGGATATGATTCTTTTCCATCGTTTCTTCATATTTTTCTTGTCCTTAATCATATATTTCCACAACGCCTCCTATTTTAGACATTTCCACCTTCTGTCGATCCCCTATATTTTTTGTACTATCACAAGTCGACAGAAATTTCTAATTTTTCAATTTAATTTTGTTCAACACACTCTCCTTATTCAATTCAAACTTCACATATACCGGGTCATGATCTGAATATGAATATCCCGTATTAATATTCTTATACATATCACATTTTACATTATCTGAAATAATAAATCCATCCAATGTAACAGTGTAAGTCTTTCCTGGTATGTATTTCATATCTGCATTTCGTGAACTATTCCACAGATTTTCTTTCTTTGGCAGTTGATCCATACAGAAAGAAAAATGTTCTGGAAGCATCTTTCTTGGGAATGGATATGCCCAGGATTCTCTATCGGTAGAATCGTCATCTTCTGCAGCCTTGAGGTCATGGTTAAAATCCCCGCCACATAATACATAATTTCCTGCTTCGTATTCTTTTTTCATATCCGCTGAAAGCATACGGATCTGTCCTTTTCTGATCTTATCACTGTTTCCGTAGGCTGACATATGAAGCTGAAAGATCACGAGGTATTTCCCATTATCCACTGGAATTCTTGAAATACTGTAGCAACGATCTAAATCAAAAAATTTATTGTATGATGTTGAAATCGGAAGACTTCTTCTTAGTGAATCTTTGATCGGATATCTGGAAAATAAAGCTAATCCTGCTTTGCTGCTTCCATGTGGCTGTGTGAATGGATAGAATAGAAAAGCAGAATCATAATTTTGTGCAAATACTGTATCGTAATTCTTCAAGCATTTCTTTAGTATGAAATATTCATTTACATGATAACTTCTGGTGGAATTAAGATCTACTTCCTCTATTAAGGCAAAATCCGGATCATACGATTTTGTTAGATTTCCTGCATTTTTAACTGTTTTAAGAACACTTTTCTTGCTCTTTGCCCAAGATGATTTTCCTCCATCCATAAAAAAGCTGAAATCTGGCGTATAGGCTCCGAATCCAATATTGTATGTAATTGCTGAATATTGTTTTCCTGTTGTTAGTGTTTGTTTTGTTTCTGTGTGAGATTCTACGGAAAGGGATTTGTTATCTTCAATTCTATGGTAACTTGCATAGAGATAAATGATATATCCTAGCACAATGACCACAATAAAGCCTAATAAAACTCCTATTGTCTTTAATACTTTTTTCGCTATCTTCATGACTTTCTATTCCTTCATTTTATCTTTATTTATCCGATACTTAGTGATTGTATTTATTATAACATACAAAAAGCGTCCTTGGGACATTAATACATCTGATTTATCAGATATATTTTGTTTGCAAGGAGCATCTCACCATTCTTAATCTGATGCTGAGATTGATTGGATATCACATCCATGCGATTGAGTTTTTTGATAAAATCTTTAAAATATCTCATCTGGTTGATTAAATCATCAAGTTTGGATTTTTCTTTATCAAGTCCAGGTACTTCCACGTGATCTTTAAACATTCAAAGCAAATCAATCACCAGATTGAAGTTGTTGCAGACATGAACGACCTCAGAAAACTGGTCAGTGAATATGGAAAGATCGGATCGAATCTCAATCAGATCGCCAAGCATTTTAACAGTGGTGGCAGTCAGTCACGTGCTATAGAAAATGAAATCCATCAGTGCATCACGGACTTATTCCTACTGAGAAAAGAGGTACTAAAACTGGCAGGTGGTATGAATGGCAATCGTAAAGCACATTAAAAGCAGAAATACAAATTACTCAGTTGACATTGACAATATGTATGAATTTGCTTCTTCACACTGCACTGATTTCAAAGATCTCCGCGATGATGAGGATATTGTTATCAATAGGGAGTGGATCCTTAACAAACTTACCGAAGAAGAAAATTAATAATATATTTGGTGGCTACACCCCCAAGCCCCTGTAGAATAAATAACGCCAGTACTGGATATCAAAAATCCCGCACCGGCGTTATTTATTAAAATATTTTGTTTTTTAATCTTCAACACTCTCTACTGAAACTTCTTTTTTCTTCCTACTTTTACCAGAAATCATCTTGTGTCCTGTATAAATAGCCATAATCATGCAAAGCAAAGAACTTGCTGCAAAGTACTTATGGCCTTCTTTTGATCCCTTATAACCTGTATAAAAAGTTCCAAGCATTGTAATCAGTGCACCGATAGACCAATATTTATGTGATTTCATTCAGATACCTCCTGCCGTTTTTCTTAATCATATACCTTTTAAAATATATATACAAACTGGAATTTGAGCAAAAGCCCAATGGACTAATGTCCCCTATGCTTTTCTCTCTTCTTTTGCTGTTTCAGTTCAAACATTCGCAGTTCGTCCGCTTCTTTTTTCTCACGGCTCCTCACTTTACGCTCCTGTTTATTCTGTTCCTGCTGTAATTTCAATGCCTGCTGCGATTTTGTGCCGATGCCTGTTTCCTGCATCTGTTTTTTCGCTTCACGTTGCATCCTTTTGGGATTTCTTTTTATATGTTTTACAACAGTATCAACAGCCGGACTGAATTTCAAACTAAAATAGTATTTTTGAATATATTCCTGCACTTCGTAATCCTTTGGTTCTGCACCAAATGTTACCTTCGCCACAGATAGTTTACCATCTTCAATACGTTCAAATACACCTACCCAAAATGGTTCTTCAAAATATACCGTCAGTTTTCCACTTGCTTTGTCCATAAGAATCCCTCCTAAAATGAATTAAACAAAGAATGGACAACCCGGAGGGGCAGGTTACTTACCCTATTTGCATAGGACGGCTGGGCTACCTACCAGCTCTAGTACATTTTTAATGTACATTGCGTTTTTATCTTTGTATTTATAATCAAGCCATATGGCACGATTAACTTATTCGGTCAATTCCGATTTTCTCAATTCTCCAAACTGGAATTTATTTATTTTCATCTTCATCACATTATCTCCTATCCTTGCAAGTAAGCGATGAGAACTGCGAATATTGAAACTTTTCATATTATAATAGCCTAACATATATCCCTTTGATGTTACTTTTATTTTATCCGACCAATTAAGCTCTTTAATTGTATTATTCACATAAAATAGACCTTCCACATCTTTAATCCCCATATTCTTCAATATCTTTGACATCATAAGTTTTAAGCCTAGCTTACCTACGCTATCAAAAATCAGGCATCCTTTTTCATATCTTTTGGAAAGTTCTAGCACTAAACTTTTTACTTCTTCTCTTTTAAAATAATGGAATACCCCTGCCGCAAAGAAAACAACTCCGTTTGAACCGTCTACTTCGTTCATCCATGAATAATCTTTTAAATCACATGCAACATTTTTTTCTCTTTCATGATTTGATATCAGTTGGTTTCGAACATTTATGACATCAGGGAAGTCTACATTGACTATACTACAACTTCCATTATCGCAAGCCTTACCAGTCTCATCTAATCCACAACCAAGATTGACAATTGTAGCCTTTGGATAAATCTTCAAGTATTCTTTTATTTCCCAAATGATATCTAACTGACGCATTGCAGCTTCAAGTGCTCCAAACTCATATAAAAATGAGTTATTCTTTTTTTCCAATTCCGAAAAATCATAGTCTAACCTATCACATAGTTTTTTGGCATAAATGTCAGTATAAAGAGCAGAAAATTTTTCAGAACACATTTTTCTACCATATAGAGGTATAATCAGTGTTTCCTGAACGGTATTCTTTTCTATTTTTATTTTTTCCACTTCAATGAACCTCCTGAAAATTCCGATTTTACTTTATAACTATGACTTTTCCTTCTGAATCCAGAAGAGGTGTAATAGCCGCTCCATATCCAGATTTCCAACAAAGATAGTTAACCCCAGTCTCCTTATCTACAAGGATTTGGCGAACTCCTTCATCCTTAAGCTGACTTCCGTCTCTAAATGTAACTTCAAATCTTTCTTCTTTCTTTGCCATGTTTATTTCTCCTTTTTTCAAGCGTTAAATTTAAATTTTCCTGTTATACAAACTTGGATTTATCAGTTAATAAGTTTACTCGCCAGTTTGTATACTTGATTTATTTCTTTGCTTTCTAACTTCCAGTTATTGAGTTCATCTTTAATCAGCTCCGGAAATTTTTTACTAATATCTCTTAAAGCATTACCTACTGATTTCCTAACATATTGACTCGGATCTTCTTTTAAGGCTACAATCCGCCTAATTGCTTCATTCGGATTATCTTTGAAATATGGTCTACTTGTCCATATTCTTAATCCTTCCGTAACTGCTCTCCTCGTATTTGGATTATCATTTTCTAACCATTCATCAATGATCGGAAGTGCTTTTTCATATCCTGTATTTTTGCAAAATTCATCAAATGCCTTTGCTAATACTTCCTGAACTCTCCAATTATCATCTTTAGAAACTTCATCTCTCATAAATGTCAAAATATCATTTTGTTCTGATAAGTATCCAAAAAGAAATACACCGTACATTCTTACTTGATAGGTATTTGAGTTATAAGCTAAAAACGCCAACTTCTTGACAAATTCTTTATCATTAGATCTATAATCGGATAAGGCTCTTTTTTCTTCCTCTTTAAAACCATTTTCTATCAAAGAAAATTCTTTTTCTAAACTCGCAATATAATTTTCCAAACAAAATCACCTTACTTTCAAATTCCGATTGAGATTTCACCTGTTTTAAGAGATTTAATAACTGTTATATTTTGTTATTAAATTCTCCGCAAACCCTTGAAAACACTGAATTTATCACTGGTGAGCTTTCCCTTATTGTTTCCCTTGTGTTATATTGTCCCACCAGTGTTTACGAACTCTGATAAGGGCAAATACAAGGGCAAGAAAATCCTATAAAACAGTATAACACAAAATAAAAGTGACATGGTGAACTGATTGAAATGCTTCTGATTTTTGCAACAAATGATT